GCGTAATGGCCATCGACCTTAGCGCCATCACCATGACGCGCCGTATGGCGGCGCCGAAAATCCTCATGACCGGCGAGCCGAAGATCGGCAAGTCGACATTCGCCGCCAGCGCGCCCGACGCGATCGGCATCTGCACCGAGGACGGGCTCTCCGGCGTGGACGCGCGCGCGTTCCCGCTGTGCAAGACCCTGGACGACGTGTACGAGGCCATCGGCTTGCTGCTGAACGAGCCGCACGGCTTCGCGTCGGTGTTCCTCGACTCGCTCGACTGGACCGAGCCGCTGCTGCACGACTACGTGTGCCGCGCCAACAAGTGGGACACCATCGAGTCGCCTGGGTACGGCAAGGGCTACATCGCCGCCGCGGCCGAGTGGAAAAACCTGTTGGATGGTTTCGAGGCGCTGCGCCGCGAACGCGGCATGGCTGTGATCCTCGTCTCGCACGTCAAGCAGAAGCGCATCGAGTCGCCGACGCACGAAGGCTACGACGCCTGGGTGCTAAAACTCCACGACCGCGCCAGCGGCTTGTGCCTGGAATGGGCCGACATCGTTGGCTTCGCCGCGCACAAGATCGCGATCAAGAAAACGGACGCTGGCTTTGGGCAGAAGGAAGCCAAGGCCGTGAAAACCGGCGAGCGGATGCTCTACCTCGAGGCGCACCCGGCGTACCCGTCGGGAACGCGCTTCGGCATCAAGGATTGCGCGCTTAACTGGGATGCGTTCGCGTCCCAACTGACCCCATCGGCCGAACAGGCCGCCTGACCGAGAGGAACAAACCATGGCTGACATGAGCGGCATTTTCGGCGGCAACGCCTTCGACCCGTCCCAAGTGGACGACGTGCAGGGTTTCGAGCCCCTGCCCACCGACACCGTGTTTCAGTGGGAAATCGGCGACGCGGAGTTGAAGCCCACGTCCAGCGGCACCGGCCAGCGCCTGAACGTGCGCTGCAACGTGCTGGGCCCGTCGCACGAGGGGCGCGTGGTATTCGCCGGCTTCAATCTGCAGAACGACAGCGCGAAGGCCGAGGAAATCGCGCGGCGCGAGCTGGGCGCGCTGTGCCGCGCCGTGGGCATCGGCGCGCTGTCCGACAGCGACGCATTGATCGGACAGCAATTCCTCGGGCGCTGCCGCACCAAGCCGGCCAAAGGGGAATACGCGGCGCAGTCGGAGCTCGATTTCTCGACGCTGCAGCCGGTCGGCGGCACGGCGCCCAAGCCCGCGGCGCAAGCGAGGCCTGCAGCCCCGGCACCGAAGCCGGCCGTCGCGAAGGCTGCGCCGCCGTGGGCGAAACCCAAGCAGGCGGCGTAACGATCAACGGCTCGCCCTCGCACCACACGGCAGGCGCCTATCCCCTTGGGCGTCGGTGCGGCGGGCGAGCCACCTACCGAGGACAGCATGGCCCGCTTGACAAAGGGTTGGTTCGTCGAAGGTGAGTTGCTCACCCCCCCCCGAGAGGGGCCAAGCAAGGTGCGGTCGCGCATTTTTCACGTGCTCGCTGCGGCCAACGACTATCGCGACGCGCTGAAAGGCGCAGGCACGTGCAAGCCGGAATCGTGCGTGGTCCGCACGCGATTCGGTAACGACAAGATCGAGAGCGAGAACTTCTGATGGCCAAGCTTCCCGAACCGACGCACTCGACCGTGCGCAAGATCTACCAGCTGCACGAGCAGAAGCGCAACGACAAGCCGCGGCCGTACCTGGGCGCGTCGATTCTCGGCGAGTCCTGCGCGCGGCGCTTGTGGCTTGGCTTTCGCTGGTGCGGCGCCGAAGCATTCGACGGCCGGATGCTGCGGTTGTTCGGAACCGGCGACATTTTCGAGGATCGCGTGCTGGCCGAGTTGCGCGAAATCGGCGTCACCGTCAGCGGCGAACAGTGGGAAGTGAGCGCCTGCGATGGTCACCTGAAAGGCCACCTAGACGGCGCCGGCTTGGGTTTCGAGGAAGCGCCCAAAACGTGGCACCTGATCGAAGCCAAGACCCACAACGCCAAGAGCTTCGCGGACCTGTTGAAGCGTGGAGTGCGCGAATCGAAACCGAAGCACTGGGCGCAGATGCAGCTTTACATGGGGCTCGCCGGCATGACGCGGGCCGTGTACATCGCCGAGAACAAGGACACGAGCGAGTTGCACATCGAGCGCGTCGAGTACGACAAGGCCGAGTGCGACAAACTGATCGCGAAGGCGGGAACGATCGTCTTCCAGGCCGAGCCGCCGGTCCGCATCAGCAACGATGCGACGTGGCACGAATGCCGGTATTGCCCCTTCCACGCCCAATGCCACGGCGAGGCCGTGCCGGTGCCGACGTGCCGCTCGTGCGCGCATTCGACGCCGATCGGCGAAGGCCAGTGGCATTGCGCGCATCACGAAGCCACGATTCCGCAGGACGCGCAGCTGGAAGGGTGCGACGAGCATCGGTTCATCCCGGCCCTGCTTGGCCGCGTGGCTGAGTTGGTGAAGGTGGACGGTAACGCGGTGCGCTGGCGCAACAAGTTGACGGATCGCACGTTCGACCAACCGCAGTATTCGTCGCGCGAGATTCACGACGCGGCTGACTTCCGCATTATGGGGGACGACTTCATGCAGGAGATCAAAGCTGTATTCGGCGACGACTCGCGGGTGACCAGCGGGCCGGGGCCGGAGACGATTCCCGAGATGGGGGATGCACCGCCGTCCGACCTGGACGCGATTTACGGCAAGGTGCCGACGAAAAGAAGGAGAAAGGCAGCATGACCGTTATGACCGCCCTCACCGCCGACATTGCCCTCGTACGCTTACTCACCGACAACCGTTACTTGACCGACGATCAGCGGCGCAGCATAGACGGCGTGCTTGCCGCCGCCGAGCGCGCCGCGAGCGCGGAGGTGGATGCAGCGCGGTATCGGTGGCTGCGCGATCCGCCGGGTGATTGGTGGAATACCTATTGTGTGTGCGCTGCGGACGAGGCGCTATTTGGCGACAAACTCGACGCCGCCATCGACGCGGCTAGGAGCACGCCATGAAATACACGATCAAATCCCGCTATAGCGACGCCATCTTGTACGAAGGCGACGGCGATACGCTGCGCGATGTGGTTATCGCAGCGGTGAAGGCCCGCGCGAACTTGGGCGGCGCGTACTTGGTCAGAGCGAACTTGTACGGCGCGAACTTGGTCAGCGCGAACTTGGTCAGCGCGAACTTGTACGGCGCGAACTTGTACGGCGCGAACTTGGTCAGAGCGAACTTGTACGGCGCGAACTTGGTCAGAGCGAACTTGTACGGCGCGAACTTGGTCAGCGCGAACTTGGTCAGCGCGAACTTGTACGGCGCGAACTTGGTCAGCGCGAACTTGGTCAGCGCGAACTTGGGCGGCGCGAGCTTGGGCGGCGCGGACTTGGGCGGCGCGTACTTGGGCGGCGCGAAACTCAAAGACGCCGAAATCATCGGCCAGAACGCTGTTATCCAAATCAGCCCCATCGGCTCCCGGCAAGACACGTTGACCGTGTTCCGCACCGACAAGGGACTGCGCCTGCAAACGGGATGCTTCTACGGTGATGCCGATACGTTCCTGATGAAGGTCATGGACACGCACGGAACGAACCAGCACGCGACGAACTATCGCAACGCGCTGGAACTTGCGGCGTCGATGCTGGAAGGGGGCACGCCATGACCGAGCGCGAGGCGTTGCAAGAGTTGGTGGCGGCCATCAAGGATTCGCCGCTCGTGTCGCACTTCGACGGCGAGCAACGGTTGTCGGACGCTTATAACGCGGGTGTTGCCATTATCGCCGCCCCGCCCGCGCCCGAGCCGGTCATCCCGGCCTATCGCGGGTACGCCGCGCTTGGCACCGGGCAGTACGTCATCAACCACTCGGCCGCGGGCTATCCGGCAGAGTTGGTCATCACACTCGCAACGGAGGCGGACAAGGCTGGTCGGCAGATTGGCGAATCCCGCGACAACCAGCCCGACGCGCCACTGATTCAAGCCGACGAAATGGTGATCCGTATTGCTTTCACCAGCGAGCGCGGGCTGTTCGCGCTGGAGGATCAACTCGCGTGGATACGGCGTGTTCACTTCCCATGCCCGCCCGCGCCCGAGCCGCCCGCCGCGCCTGCGGATGATTTGGAACGCGAGTGCGCCGACGCGGATAGGATTTGCGCGGCACTCGGTTTGACTGTCGAGCAATCGCGCACTGAAGGCGGGTCATTGAACGTGCCGCGCATCGTTGGTCACATTCAAGAGACGCTGACCGCGTTGCGCGAGTCCCATGCCTTTGGGGTCGCCATGTCCGACAAATACGTTGCGTCACGCGCTCCAGAGTGCGCCGCAGCGCAGAAGCCGGTGGCTTGGGCGACGCCGAGCCTGCTGGTCACGTTGTCGGCAGTTGAGAAGAATCACCTCACGAACCCGGACCGTCGGACGCGCGGAGGTGAGTTTGAGTCTGCCGCCGCCGATGCCGAACGGTACAGCGTTCCCCTCTACGCCGCCCCGCCCGCGCCCGCGAGCGAGCCTACGCGCCACCCATGCGGGCATCTGATCGTGTCGGATGAATGCGTGGTATGCGCCAAGCCCGCGAGCGAGCCGCAGGCCGAGCCGCCCGCCGCGCCGGTCGATGATCTCGGGGATGATGCGGCGGTGATCGCATTCCGTGCGCAATACCCGAGCGCATCGCGCGCCAAGCACGTCGAATTATGGACACCGTTCCTTATCGGATGGCAGGAGTGCGCGGTAGCCGCTCGCGCTGTCCTCGCGGCCCTGCGCGCGGAACGGGACGCAGCCGACAAAAAAGCAGAGGAATGGGCCGACGCTTGCGACCGTGCTAATCACGCCCTCGCTGCGGCGCAGTCGGTGATCGCGGCGGCGGATACGCAACTGTCCCGCGTTCTGCACGAAATGGCCGGTGCTGTGTCTCTGTGTTGGGAGCCGAAGCCGACTGGAGTATTCAATAGTACGCAGGCGTGCGAATTTGTAGCTGCGGCGATAGCCGAACTACGCGCGATCCTGCACAGCGACGCAGCGCGGGCGGGAGGTGGGAAGTGAGCGAAGCCTGTTATTGCGACTATGACACGCCCGAGTTCTACGAGCAGAGCGAGCGGACGGCGCGCAAGCAGCACAAGTGCAGCGAGTGCGGGCGCCCCATCCACAGCGGGGAACGCTACGAATACGTCGCGGCCAAGAACGACGGCGAACTCTGGCAGGCCAAAACCTGCTGCCGCTGCTTGGCGGTGCGCAATTACGTTCAGGCTCATGTGCCCTGCTTTTGCTGGTATCACCACAACATGCTAGAGGACGCGGACAACGAAATGCGCGAACACGCGTGGCAGGTTCCGGGGATGCGGATGGAGTACGGTCGGTTACGCGTTGCCGTGGACAAGAACCCGCGAACAACACAGGATGGCGACCGTGGATAGCCTGCGCGAGCGGTTGCGGCGGTCATCCAAAGCGAATGCCGGCACTGGCGTTGGGATGTTTGCCGACGAAGTGCTTGCCGCCCTCGCCGCCCTGCGCGCGGAGAACGGCCGACTGCGGGACAACCTCGCGTCCAAGACTGCCGAGCGTGACGTTGCGCTTGGGGCGCTGGCCGAGCAGGAAGAACGCGCCGAACGTGCCGAGGCCCAACTCGCTGCGGCGCAGGCGGTGCTCGCGGCGGCGCACGACGCGCTAACGGAAATCGCACTGGCGGGGATGAGCCTGCCTATGGTCTGCGGCGACGACGAGGAAACCAAGAACCGATTCCACGCGCGCCGGGCATGGGAGTTTATCGGCATTGCCGCTCGCGCCAAGACCGAAATCGACGCAGCGCGGGCGGCGGCGGGAGGTGGCAAGTGACGCTGCGTTATCAATCAATCGCCGCAACCGCGGCACAACAGGAGCAACTATGGAAGCGAAATGCGTACTGCAAGGCACCGCCATCGTCGTGTTGGATCGCGGATTCGTTTATGTCGGTAACGTCACCGTGGACGGCGATTGGTGCCTGATCGAGAACGCGAAGAACATTCGCGTGTGGGGCACGACGAAAGGGCTTGGCGAACTCGTTAACGGCCCGACCAAGGATACAAAACTGGATGCGGTCGGCAACGTGCGCGCCCCGATGCGCGCGGTCATCAGCATCATTGACGCGAAGGCCGACAAATGGACTGGCGCACTCTAACACTTGACGGCTCCGGCTCCGGCTCCGGCTCCGGCTCCGGCTCCGGCGACGGCGACGGCTACGGCTCCGGCTACGGCTCCGGCTCCGGCTACGGCTCCGGCTCCGGCTACGGCTACGGCTCCGGCTCCGGCTACGGCTACGGCTTCGGCTCCGGCTACGGCTCCGGCGACGGCTCCGGCTCCGGCTCCGGCTACGGCTTCGGCGACGGCTCATGACGCTGCGCGTCGAACACATAGGCGACGCCACGCTGTATCTGGGCGACTGTCTGGAGATATTGCCGACGCTGCCGAAGGTGGATGCGGTGATAACGGACCCGCCGTATGGGATTGGGTACGCACATTCCGGGTTTCGTAATGGGCGCATCGGCAATACCGCTGCAGCTAATGCTCGTGGGTCACCGCCTGTTCATGGCGACGACCGTCCTTTTGATCCTTCGCCATTCATATCGTTTTGCGGAAACGTTCTTTTGTTCGGCGCCGATCACTTCTACCCAAGGCTCCCTGACTCTGGTCGATTCCTCGCGTTCGACAAGTTGGCTGGTATGCCTCCATGGGACTCATTTTCTGATGTGGAATTTGCGTGGCATAGCTCCGATAAGGCGGCGCGCATCTTTTCAATGAAGTGGAAGGGCCTAGCGTGCGACAAGGTTGGAGAAAACGGTGGGCTGCGTCACCACACTACGCAAAAACCCGTGCGTTTGATGCGTTGGTGCATTGAGCAGTGCGGAATGCCTAAGGTGGTCCTCGATCCCTTTATGGGCAGCGGCACGACTGGCGTCGCCTGCGCACAACTCGGCCGCAAGTTCATCGGCGTCGAGATAGAGCCCAAGTATTTCGACATTGCCTGCGAACGGATCGACAACGCCTACCGACAAGCGAGGCTATTTGCATGAGCGTCGCCGCCATCCGGTCGCGGGCGCGGGAGATAGACCATGGATGAGCGGGCAGCGTTTGAGGCGTGGGGCGCACCGTTC